CCGCTCCGGCGCGCTGAAATCGACCTCCGTCGAGCCCGCTTCGTCCCACAGCGCGGCGGCGTCGGGCATGTGACCGGACCCGAGATAGCGGCGGTACAGCTCCGCGAAGGCGACGACCTGTATCCGGTTGGCGTCGTCGTCCTCGTCGTTGAGCAGTTCGGACATGTTGCGCCCGGTCGCCTTCTTCAGCGACCGCATGGCGTCGGCGGACAGGCGGAGCGGTTTGTCGGTGGCAATCTCCACCGGTTCGTTCGTCATCAGTCGTGGACCCCTTCGGGATTGTCGGTCGAATTCGTCCACAGGGACGAATCGTTGAGAACCTTGCCCAGCGCGGCGGCGTACTTCGGGGCCAGGCCCGGGGCCAGCGCGTAGGCGGCGGGGTAGAGGTAGCGCCCGCGCGCGAGGAAGTACCGGTGCGATTCGTGCGGGGCGTGGCGGTTCCCGCCGAATTCGTTCCACGGGGCGTACGGGAACGACGGCGTCCCCATCCGTACGCCGGCCCCGGTCCGCGTCAACGACACCTTCGGGACCATCTTCCCCGGCGTGTACCACCGCGACGCCTGGCGGTCCGACACGGGAATGGACTCGCGCGCCCGGGCGGCGACGGGGTCCGCGATGGTCCGCGCCGCCGCCTTCAGGGCGTCATAGACCGGGCCCTGGTACTGCGTGGCCATCTTCGCGATATCGGCCCGTAGGGCGCGCAACCCGACTACTTCGACCTTCGCCCCTTGTGTACCGACACTGACGGTCGCGGCCACGCCGCTACGTCGTGACCTTCGACGGGGGTTCGGTCAGAATCCAATCAATGTCCACTTCGGACGCCGCGCCGGCCGCGCCGCCGAACAGCGTGTAGGGCTGCGGGATCGCCGTCCCTTCGAACGACGGATTCGTGGGCGATACCGGTTGACCCGCCGCCGCCCGCGTGCGGAACGCACACGGCGACCCGTCGGACGCGTAGGCGTCGAGCGCCGCGGTCAGGGTGTCGTCGGTCGCGCCCACCGAGAACGATTGCGCAAGCTTCGCCTTCAGGTGCCACTTGACCGGGCCGGGGTAGTCCTGGACCCCGCAGAACGTGATCTGTTCAATTGGTTTGTTCTCCGGTTCGATGGACACTTCGAGCCCGAGACACGACAGGTTCGCCCCGCCGATCTCCACGTAGGCGTCGGTCATCATGACCGGCGTGGCCACGGGCGGGGCAGGGTCGACCGTCAGCGTCGGCGTTGCCCGGTCCTTCGGGGTTGTGTCACTCATACTTTCCCTACCTTTCCTACATTCTGATTTCTACGGTGAGGTCCCCGGCGAGCAATTCGGAACCGGCGATGTTCAACCGCCGCCAGTTCCCCTGTTCGCTCACCCGGCAATGCTGCGCCGCCCCCGCCAACGACGGGTCGGCGTGCAACGCCACCTTGGCGTCGCGCAACATGGCGTCGCAGCGGTCCACGTCGTTCGCCCCGGTCACCGCCGACACGGTCAAGGACGCGGCGTCGGTGGCGAACGACGATTGGTCGTACAGGAGGGACCGGATATACCCGACGACGTAAGCCGGCGGGTTGAGGGTTTCGGGCGGGGTCACGAACACCGACACGGCGGGGTCGAGCTGGGAGAGAACCTCCACAATCGCCGCCGCCGCCGTCGAACGTTCCCATGTCACCCCCGCCGCCCGATGCCCAACCACGTCAGCAGGGCGACGCCCGCGACGACCCCGACCTCTATCAGCAGGATCACCGTCTGCGTGGTCGTCATCCGAACACCAGCGGGGCGTAGAGCCCGTACAACCGCTCCACCCGGGGGTCGGAGCGCCCGACGCGGATGGCGCCCATGTCCCCCCACGCCACCGTCCCGTCGGTCGTGTCGCGGGCGCGGTAGATGTACGCCGCGTCCATTACGCACGCCTGCGCCACGGCATCGGGGACGTTGGCCGCGTCGACCGGCCACAGTTGACCCGTCCGGTTGATCCCGTAGTCGACGGCCGCGGTACGGGCCATGTCGATCACCGCGTCCTCCGTGGGGTCGGGTTGCAAGCGCAACCACGACCGCACATCGGACAACGTCGGCCATGTGCCCGTACCGCGACCCGACGGCATTACTTCGCCGCCGGTTCCTTCGACCGCGTCCCGTTCCCGTTCGCCGCGGGGTCGGCGGTCGTCGGCAGGGTAAGGGCGCCGGTCGACAACGGGACGAACGCGCCCGGGTTGGTATGACCATTGGCGATATAGCCGCCGTAGGCGACCTCGACGCCGAGTATGGACGGTTCGATCACCGACAACAGCCCTATGACGTCCTCGTACGCTTCGAAGAGCGACGACGGGCCGACGATGCACGTCCCGTCGGAGAACATCGGGACGACGATCCGCGGCAACCCGAGAATGTCGCCACGGAACGACGCCAGGGACGACCCGCCCACGTCGAACGAATCCATGGCGTCGCCGCCCACCGCGGAATCCGGCGGCAGGACGACGCGCGTGGCGTCGACCAGGGACCCCAACGCCGCCCACACGTCGAGCGAACACCACACCCGGTCGGGCATACGTTTTCCGGCGTTATACGACCGCATGGCCGCGGTGTACAGCGCCACCGTCCAACCCTTCAGGTCGTCGGTGGCCACCGGGACCGCCGTCCCGCCCGCGCCCGACGTGAATTTGTCCGCCACCGCCCCTTCGGTTTCTATGGCGTACACGTCGGCCAGGTCGGTTATGAGAATGTCCCACGCGGCAGGACTGGTCCAGTCGATGTCCTGTCGGGAAATGTCGACGGACCCGCCGTACGTTTCCTTCGTGAACGGGATTTGTACGACGGACATTTTCCGTGACGGTAGGGCGGTCTTTTCCCCGACCTGCGGTCCGACCTGGACGTGTTGGGTGATCGACGGACGGGAGAACGTCGTCCCGGGGATGTTCCCCAACGGGCGCGGTCCGCCCAACGACGTGATAAGCGGGCGGTTGGCGTCGATGATGTTGACCACCGGACCGACGATCGGCGCCGGCAACAGTCCCGGCGTGTCCGCCGTCGTCTGATCCGCCCGCGCTTCGTACGCCTGCGCCATGCGCGCCCGGGCGGCGTCGTCGCGGACGCCCCGCTCCATGATCCCATTGGCGCGCAGGTAGTCGACCACGAACGCCCCGGGCGAACGGTAGGGGTTCGTGCGGTCCATGCCACCCGCGCCACGGGTCGGGACGGCGTCGGGCCGGGGCAGGGAACGACCGACCGCGTCGTCCGCGGCGCGGAGGTCCTCGTACGCGGCCAGGGGGGCGATCTGCGCGTCCAGCTCCGCGATACGAGCGCGGCAACCTTCGAGTATCCCGCGTTCAGCTTCGGACAGGTCGCGGTCGTTGACCTGGTCCAAAATGGCGTCCATGGTGGCGATCTGCTCCGCCCGTGCGTCGCGGAAGCGTTCCAATACGGCGTTCGGCATGTTCGTTACCTCGCAATCGTTGTGTAGGGGTCAACCGATGCAAGGCGTACGGGTCGCCGGGACCTGGTCGCCGGATAGGCGCCGCAGGGCGGGACACCCGACCGGGGACCGGGGAGCGGGCGGAACCGACCGCGGTCTAGTCGCTGGCCGCGGACTTTACACGGTCGACGTAGTCCCGCCACGCATTTACATCGGCGTTACGACGGGCGGACACCTGCGCGGACCGAACCTCGACGTCGAAGGCGGACCGGACCAGCGACACCCCGGCGTCGGCAAACACCGGGGTCGGGGTCATGGACACTTCCAACAACCGCGATTCGATACGCACTACTTCGTCCTTCACGCCCAGTTCGGGGTCCCAATCCTCCGCGCGGGACCACTTCGGCGGGACGGCGTCCATGAACCCGACGGAGAGCCCGACGAGGTCCCCCGCCGCCGCGGCGTCCGCCGCGCGTTCGGATTCGGGCGACCCGTTGAGCTTCCACACCCCGCACAACCCGTCGTCGTGCGTCCACGCTTCAGCGTGCCCGATGGGGAACGACCGGTTGTCGTGGAACAGCAGCAACGGGGCGCGCTTCCCCGACCCCGACGTGGTCGATTTCTTAAACGAATCCTGCGCGTGCATTTCGCGGAACCACGACAATTCGCCCCACGTGTCGTACGGGACGGCGCGACCTTCTAAGTACCGGGCCGGTCGTCCCGACACCGCCACGTCGCGCAGTTCCATGGTGGTGGCGTAGGCGCGTACCTCCGGCGGGGTCATGGTCATGGTGTCGTACCTCCCGTGTTGTCGTCGGGGTTGGGGTTGTCGATCGGCGTCGGTTCGGGCGCGGGTGGGGCCAGGTCCCCCGCCACCGGGTCGGGCGGGAGGTCGACCAGCGCCCGCGCTTCGGCGTCGGTGATGATCCCCGCCCCATACAGCGACACCGCCGCCACCGACGAGGTCGCGAGGTCCTCGCGCAACAGTTGGGAGCGGTCGAAACGGACCCGCTGGCCGCGCGGCAACCAGGCGTCGGACCAACACTCTTCGAAATCGACCATGACGGGTTCGAGCGACGTCCGCAGGATTTGTTGGTACTGCGGGCCGGCGGTCCGGTACGTCATCCCGGCGACCGGCGCACCCAACCAGTACCCGTCCAATCCGAAGAGGTTCGCCACGTCGATCAGGGACAGCCGGCGCGCTTCGGAGAGCTGCGTGTCCGACGGACTCCACGCCAACGGTTGCACGACCGTACCGTTCGGCAGGATCACCGGTTCACGTTGGGGCCCCGAGAACTTCGCCAACCATTGTTCCTTCGCGTCGTCGGCCACTTCCTGCGTCAATGTCGCCTGCGGCGTGATGACCGCCACCGACGGGACCGCCCCTTCGGAGAGCGCGCCGCGTTCGTACTCTTCCTCCATGGCGATGCGGTCCAACGTGGACACGTACTCTTCGACCACGCCGACCCCGCGCATGGGATACCAACGGTCCACGCCCCGGCGGACGTGTATCACGTCCTCGAGCGGTAGTTGTTGCCCGAGGTAGTAATAGCTCTCCGCCCCCGAATACGGGTCGTACGACAGGTAGAGGTAGTTGATGGGGAGGTAACGGACGGCCAACGGCCACCCGTCGACACCGCGGGCGACGACGAGCGACACCGCGTTCCCGTTGAGTAGGTAGTCCTCCACCGACACCTGCACGAACCACGCGCCGCCGCGCCCGACCTGCGGACGGTCGCATATGCGCGGCGTCGGAAGCTGCGTGTACCCGCGGTACACGTCACGCGGGCATTGCTTCATGAGTCCGCCGTAGAGCTGCAGCGCCCGACCGACGGCGGGGACCCGACGGGCCGACGTG